GCTCCAATGACCACCTGGGAGTAAACCTGGGCGGCAGCGCTGTAGGACGGAGTGATGGCCGAGATGCCGGTGCCGCTGATGACAAGCCACATCCCGTACTCCACGAGCTGGTTGACTCCACTCAGCTCCATGTTCTTCACGGCGATCACATTTCCAATGACCTCGTCCAAGATCAACCCCCCAAATGTCGGAGTGTTTCCAAAAGGGTTACTTGCCGACGCGGCAGTGCCAACTCCATTAACCCAGAGAGCGAGGATCTGGCCAGCTGGACGCTGACCAGGGGTCCAAAGCTCCACCTCATACTCCACCCCGATCTCACCGATAATCGCGTCAAATGGATTGGCTCCATCAGTGATAAAGAAGAACCTCCCAACATCGTACAATGCGGCTGCGTCGGCCTGCAAAGTGCTGCTCCGGATGAACTTCCTTGGCCCCCCTGTGTTCAAGATCTCCTTTGGTACATCGAGCTCCATGGGTGCCCACATGTTGCCGTTAGCTCTCACATGGTAAGTGGAGGCGATTTGCAACGTGCGCGGGTTGGTGTCACTCGACTTTGGGTCAAGCAACATGATGGCTTGCCCTGCCTGGGTGGCAGCGCAACGCGGGTAGTAGATAAACTTGAGCCTCCTAAATCGATAGGTCTCAAAGTTGTTGGCAACCCCGGACAACCACGGAAAACACGTGGAAAGCCCGGGTCCGACCGCCGCAGCCACGTTCACTGTGAACGGTAGCTTCCCAAGCGGCCAGTCGAAGAGTTCGGAGTGCGAAATGACAACGCACTCCCCCTCGCTGCGAATTCGGGGGTTTCGGCTTTTCATAGCCTTGTTGACAGCAAGGTTTGCGCCTTTGCCGCCGGCCTTAGGTCCGGCCTTAGCCGCCTTAGACTGTTTTGATTGGTTCGATTTCTTCATTATGGGATACCGACGAGAATCCGCTCCACTGGGGCCCGGAGTGTTTCATCCACCGTTGGTCAAGGCATTTCTGCCCCCGTACTGGAAAGCCTATTTGGCAATCCATCCAACATGTAGGATCACCCTCTGTTACCAGAAGGAGCGGCAAGAGTCGGGACTGTTCATTGAGAGGCCGGTATGAGCCGTGCAGTCTCTTGGCGATTTGGTTCGCATGGAAAGTTTTACGCTTGGATAGCAACCATTTTGGTCAGACGGTGGAACAGGTCAGATGTGGTTTGCTCTCAGCGCAGACCTAGGTCCGCGTCATCATTAGCAGCGCGACGTCACCGCGCTAAAGCCACAACCGCCCACCGTCGCCTCTCAACCCCATGCGTATCGGGACGCCTCCCTCCGGTGCACTCGGACACTCACTTTCCAAGGTGAGTGAGGTCAAACAAGTTGACAACGTCATCTACTATCGGGTTCTTGCCCCAACAAGGTGTGATCCGTTGATACTCCCCCTCCATGGCTCTCTGCAAATCAGGCCAGATGTCAAACGCCAGGGCGAACGACTCCCGAGCAATTTCACTCGGTTCGGTGAACTTATGATGCAGTCCACGAGCTAGAAAATCAAATCCGGTTTCCAGCTCTCGCCTGGCGTACCTGGCTCTGATCGAATCACCTCGTCTAGACAAGGCATCAGCATCCACCCCCCGACCTAACATCGAGTAGTAGTGGCCCAAAACGGGTAGATCACCGGCGAGCGCAATTCCACATTCGGATATCGCAGCCCTCTGGTAGTTCCACTCAGGTTCAGTGCTGATTGCCTTGACCGAAAATGAATCTTTGGTCAGAGAGGCGCGCGGATCCCTTACCATTCTCCACTTCCCCAGACATACCTGGACAGGTCTCGATTGGCAAAAGTCCACTTGCTCCAGGATATTTGATACTTTCCCGGGCTTCATGGTAATCCCCAACTGCGCGAAAAACTGAGGCAAGGCATCAAGATGATGCTGATCTTCCTCTTCGCAGATGAGGATGCAGTCGTCGCCGTCATTGAGGAGGGCGACCTTGCAAGGGAGGGTCTTGATGAAGGCATGCATACACTTGCACATAGTGCCAACATTGCCACAGGCAGTGTTCGGGTCGCCTGAACAGCGGCGGCCGCTGACGGAATAACGTATCTCTCCGTCAGCACAACGAACAAACCCAGTGTTGTGTAACTGCATGTTGAGAAGATCTCTCAGTTCGCGTTCATCGATCATGGACGTATAAGTGCAGTGTTCCTCCTCCAGGATAGGAACACTCATCGTCTGATCCCAACGCTTAGCATCAAAATCTTTTGAGACTGGTCGCCGGAACTCACTCCAAGCGGCCCACAAGGCCATGCCCCTTTGGTCGGCATTTAGCCCCTTCATCACGGTTCTTCGTCCAAACATCTTGTCGATTGCCTTGAACAAAACCGGTTCGATGGCACGAATGTACATCCCCAACGCAACCAGGTATCGGGGACTCCTGGGTTGGATTATCCTGGGATCAGGATCATCATCTGTTGAAAAATCCAGCTTCTCCGCCTTGACAAATGTGGAGAGGTAGGCATCGCGCTTACAGATCGGATCAACCTGCAAGGACTCATAAGCTTTAACATACCGGGCCTTCTTGGATCCACCAAAAGGGGCGATAAACTGATCAAAAGTCATCTTGGACACCGGCTTAACGTGTCTCAAGATCGCGTTTCGTGATGGATCTAGCAGTTGACGGACCAACTGCCGGGGCGGGTCAACCATGTTGACCAACTGGGGAGCGCCCCCCACCACTACTTTTCTCAACAGGACGCGAGTCAGTAACCCACGTAATGCTGTTTGTACATCGGCATTGTGCACGCGGTAAGTCCGCCCCCCACCGACTGGGGCTAGACTATAAAGGTACCTCGCTTTCGCGGCTCCCTGCGCGGTTTCCTGGACTGCCACATACTCAATCCCTTGCCCAACTGCATTAAATCGCATCACGTGCGCTTGCCAGTCAGGTTGGGTCGTTGAGACTCCAGGAACCCTTGCAGGGC